GTAAAACTCAAATGGGTATCTACGCAATCATGGTAGAGAAAACATTTGGAGTACGCCCAGTTGGTGGTGCTTATTGGATGTCCCGCACAGGTGAACTGACGGACATGGTTAACCTTGATAACTTCACAGAAGCACGCCTTGGCTCATGGGTAAAGAACTTTGAGAAGGCAATAGAAAACAACATCTACATACCAGCACCCGGATTTATGTGTGGTACATGTGGCGTGAACGCTGCATGCTATGTTGTTAACGGTAAGGACTCACACAAATACCCCGAAATAACAGAAGGAGAAGCAAGTGATGAGTAACGAAGCACCATACCAAGTGAACCTAAAGACACCTAAAGGCTCACTACTCAATCTCAGAGCATGGGATGAGCAACAGTTAGACACAATCCTTGATGGGTTGGAAGTGCGTATGCAACGCATCTTGCAACTAGAGGACACGATTGAGGAACTGCATAAATTGAGCAGCGCACCTAATGCTGCACAAGCAATTCAGAACCTACAAAATGCTGGATTTAATCCAGTACCAGTAACACCAGCACCATCAATGCCAGCACCACAAGCAGTAGCGCCAACAGGGTCACCAGTTTGTGACCATGGTTTGCCTATGCGATTTGTAGCAGCAGGTATTAGCAAGGCTGGTAAGCCATACAAGGCGTTCTACGCATGTCCTAATGCCCGCGAAACCGCGTGCAATAAGAAGGTCGCTGCGTAATAATGAGATTACTTAGCCGTGCCATAAAGACTGCTTCACAAGGTGGGGCAACAATCCCAACTGTTTGGCAGTCTTTAGCAGCCCAACAAATAATGTTTAGACACGGCGAAGTATCAATGATTGCGGGTCCGCCGGGGGCAGGTAAAAGTACATTGGCTTTGTCTTTAGCCGTGCAAGCCAAAGTGCCTACCCTGTACATTTCGGCGGACACGCACTCACACACTATGTCCCTTCGTATGCTTGCAATGCTTACGGGTAAACCACAAGGTGAAGTTGAACCATTGATGGAACATGATAGGGATTGGGCAGCACAGATGTTAAAACCTGCTGACCATGTGATGTGGGAGTTTGATAGCGCACCAAGTCTTAAAGACATTGAGGACTCTGTTCTCGCTGCCCGTGAAAGACTTGGTGATGATGTTCGTTTAATCGTGCTTGATAACGCCGTTGATGTAACGCTTGAAGGTCAAGATGAGTGGGGCGGTTTGCGTACATTGATGCGTGAACTTAAATGGTGGGCGCGTGAAACAGGCGCTGCCGTTGTTGTATGCCACCACACTAGCGAAGGTGTACAAGGTAATCCTTGCCCACCTAGACACGCACTACATGGCAAGGTTGCTCAGACCCCAAGCCTAATACTTACAGTACATAGCCAACTCGGTGTTATGGGTGTGTGTGCTGTTAAGAACCGTTACGGTCCTGCTGATGCTACTGGTGGCACACCAATTTGGTTGTCCTACGACCCTGCCAGCATGCAAATTGCTGACTTATCACAACACCAAGTACAGATGGGACAAGCACAACTTTTATGAGTGACGATAGTTTAAACAATAAGTTTGCACCTAAGATTAAAGTTTCACAAGAACTCTTGAAGCAGATGATTGATAGCGCACCAATCTCAGATGAGATGCGTGCAAAGATTACTCAGCAGATACCAATGATTGCGGAAAACTTAGATGATGCAACACGCAGAATTTATGACCCACAAAAGATTTGGTTTGAGTCTATTCAGTATGCAGATTATGTTGACCAGTTAGCAACACATTTAAGAGATGCAGTTATGGAAGGACATCCTGAGGACTGCAAGATGGAGATAGCCGTTGGCTTACATACCATGTCGGGTATTTGGAAAGCCATGGCAGAAAACGCAATGACCATACTAGACGACATGAAAATTAAATCCGAGATGTATGACTTTGATGAAGTCATTATCGGAGTAAAGGAAAAAGATGCATAGTAAAACTGAAACTTTATCTATTGGTTGGTGCGACAACGGTATGGCTGATGGCAAATTTACCGAAGGACTTGTTTACACAACTATCATGGGTCAAGACCCAAAGAACATACAGGTACATAACGCTATTCGTGTTCAAGGTAATCAGATTGCTAGACAGCGTATGGATCTTCTCGAACTGTGGTTCGATCAGGTGAAAACTGATTGGCTACTCTGGGTAGATTCCGATGTCGTCTTAACTGCTGAGATTGTAAAGAAACTCTGGGATGCTGCCGACAAGATGGCACGACCTGTCGTATGTGGGGTGTACTTTGTATCCAAGGCAATGGAAGGAACCCTAATGCAACCGATGCCAGCATTGTTTATGGATCATCCTACCGATGAATACCTGATGAACTTTATCCATCCATTGCCGTATAATGAGATCATTCAAGTTGATAGTGCAGGTATGGGATTAGTTCTAATGCACAAGTCAGTAGTTCCAGTACTTCGAAAGAAGTTTCCGGATCAATCATTCTTTGCCGAGAAAGATCTAGGCAGAGATAAGTTTGTTGGAGAAGACATCATCTTCTTCCGCAAACTAAAGCAAGCCGGTATAAAGCTTTATGCTCATACTGGTGCATTGGCTCAACATATGAAACGATTTAGTTTCGATGTTGCGTATTACGGTTTGTATTGGAAAGAATACGAACGACAGATGCAGTTAAAAGCGGAGCAAGAAGCAGAGGAAGTGGAAGGATCAAATGCAACAGATTAAGAACATCCTTGTTGATGTCCTCAAAGCGAAGGATGCATCACGAGGAAGATCACAACAGACAGAGGTCGGGCCATCCGAACTCGGAGGTTGTGCAAGAAAGGTTTGGTACAGACTGAATCAACAGCCTGAGACCAATGACAACGAGTTGAAACTCGCAGCAGTTATGGGTACTGCAATACACAACACGATTGAATCGGCGTTGGCGTTTGCTGATCCTGACCAAAACGAGTATCTCGTTGAACAGGAAGTAGAGGCGTTTGGGATCAAAGCCCATGTCGATCTCTATGTTCGATCTGCTAAAGCAGTTGTCGACTGGAAGAGTACTAAGACTAAGAATCTTAACTACTTCCCATCGAAGCAACAGCGTTGGCAGGTACAGGTCTACGGACTTCTACTTTCGGAATCAGGTTTCGAAGTGGAGACCGTCAATCTTGTGGCAATCCCACGAGATGGGGATGAACGAGACATCAAGGTTCACTCAGAACCTTATGATCGAAGCATTGCAGAGGAAGCACTTGAGTGGTTGCAAGCAATCAAGAACTCTTCCGAAGCACCAGCCCCGGGCAAAGATGCCAGCTACTGCCAGTTCTACTGCAAGTACTTTGATGCAAGTGGGGAACTCGGATGTACTGGACTAAAAAAAGGTGGGATCACTCCGTCAGAAGTTCTGATTGATGATCCCTCCATCGACTCCAATGCCTTGGAGTACTTACAAATCACAAACGAGTTGAAGAAACTCGAAGCGAAAGCCGATGGTCTCAAGACTTCTCTCGAAGGTATCTTCGGTCGTACCATGTCTGGTGTTGAAATCAACTGGACAACGGTGGCACCACGCCAAACGATTGATGAGGCAGAAGTTCTAGCCAAACTCGGATTCGTACCAAAGAAAACAGCCGGCAAGGAATCAGTCCGGCTTTCAATCAAACACACGGAGGTTAACTAAGATGGCCGAACTCGGTTTTCAAGTGTCAACTAAGACACAAGATGGAACCATTTTCGTCATTGCCGATGCAACCTACGAAGGCTTTGCCAACAAACTAATGGCAGCCCTCGATCAGGTCGGAGCAGAGGCAGTACTCCAGCAGATGAAGTCCTCATTCGCTGGATCACCAATGACTACAGCTCAGATTGCGAATGCTCTGGGCGGAACTGTCATTCAATCTGATAAATGGGGTAATGGTTCAGCACCTGTTGCTGCCTCAGCCCCTGCTGGTCAGGTCTGTAAGCATGGAGAACCAGCGAAGTTAGTTCCTGCTGGTGTATCTAAAGCATCAGGAAAGCCTTATCGTGCTTTCTATGCTTGCCAACGACCACAAGGCCAGCAATGCGAATTCAGAGCGAACGCTTCTTAGCACAGTTGGTGGAGTCGGGTACACCTAAGTACCCGGCTTACACCGGCAAAGAAGCCTGTGCATCAGTTGGATCAGAGATGTTCTGTACTGAGGAGAAAGACTTCAGCCATTACGAGGTTCTGCGAGGGATCTGTATGCAATGTCCTCTTCTCAAGGACTGTTTCAACTGGGCATTACATAACGAAGACTTCCATTATTGGGGAGCTTCATCAGCCCATGACAGAAAAGAGATACGCAAGTTGTATCGGATCGAGAGAAAGCGAAGCGTGGCTGCATAATGTTGAACCTACTTCAAGCAGTACATAGTACAAACTCATCAGCGAAACCATTGCCCGATGTGTGGGAATCATTGAAGAGCTATGGGATGAGGTTCCGTCAATCACAACTATGCCTAATCGCTGGGCAACCTAACTCCGGTAAGAGTCTTATGGCTTTGGTATATGCACTCAAGAGTGGTGTACCAACTTTGTACTTCTCTGCCGATACGGATCCAATCACACAGATGTTTCGTACTGTTGCAGCTTTGAGTGGGATTCCACAACAACAAGTGGAGACCTATCTCGATCAGGACTCACACTATTTCGATCCGATGTTGTCTGAGAAAGGCTCACATATCAAGTGGGTCTTTGATCCGTCACCAGATATAGACACCATCGAACTCGAAGTCCTCGCCTATGGTGAGGTGTATGGCATGGCACCGGCACTTGTCGTTATAGATAACCTAATGAACTGCGTGTCCGTTACAGGGGAAGAATGGTCAGGCATTCGGGCAATCATGTCCGAACTTCATCATGTTGCTAGAAAGACAGGTGCCTGTGTCCTTGCTCTTACACATATGTCAGAGCAAAGAGATTACGAAGCAGACAAACCAGCACCACGCCGAGCCATACTTGGCAAGGCATCTCAGTTGCCTTCGATGATTCTATCGATTGCAATGAATCCAGAATATGGAGAACTAAAAGTGGCAGCAGTAAAGAACCGATTCGGAGAACATTCTGCCGATGGCACTAAGTATGCAACCCTTCTTATCGATCCATCGAGAGTACAGATTGCAGACGGAGATGCACAAGGTCGAGCAGATGTAAGACCGGGATTGATTTATTGGCGTGGACACGAAGCAATCTAGGGCAAACAAACGCAAGGGATCCCAATGGGAGACCGACCTTGTTGAATACTTTAGATCGTTAGATCTACTCGCCGAGAGGTTACGCCTCTCCGGCTCATATGATGAAGGAGACCTATGGTTCTTCGCCAATAGGAAGTACTTCATAGTCGAAGCAAAGAACGAAAAAGGTTTCAAGCCCGGGCCTTGGATGCAAGAAGCGGTGCTTGAAAGGGATAACTGGATGAAGCGAAGAAAGAAATCAGGTCGAGCTATCCCACTTGTCATTGCCAAGCGTAGGCAAAGCAATGTCAGTAAGGCATTTGTCATTATCCAACTAGATGAGTTTATGGAGTTAGTAAATGAATGAAACATTAGCGTTGATACTTTCAGTCGCAGCAGGTGTTGCCCTCTATCACTTCCTTGAGTGGGGTTACTACAAGATCGAAGATAAGTTCTATGAGTGGAAACACGCAGAGGAACTTGAGAAGTTCGAGCAGTATCTCAAGTCACTAGAGAAGACAACGAAGAAGAAGAAATGAAGCAACTAACTTTCGTGTCGCTGTTTGCCGGAGTCGGGGGATTTGATCTCGGCTTCGAGCAAGCAGGGATGAAATGTGTAGGACAAGTAGAGATTGATAAGCATTGTCAAAAGGTATTGCAGAAGCATTGGCCCGATGTTCCGCTACATGACGATGTAACAACAGCAACAGAGTGGGCTAACGAGAAAGGATTGGTAGGAAATGTCGACATCGTATGCGGAGGATTCCCATGCCAAGATGTCTCAGTCGCTGGCAGAAGAGCTGGTATTGCTGGGGCAAGAAGTGGACTCTTCTGGGATGCCATTCGATTTGCTAGGGAAGTCGAAGCACACACGCTCATCTTGGAGAATGTGCCGGGATTACTTTCAAGCAACCAAGGCCGCGATTTCGGAGTCGTTATCTCTGAAATGGCCGACTCAGGGTATCGCCACATTGAGTGGAGAGTTCTGGATTCGCAGTTCTTCGGAGTTCCCCAACGCCGCCGTAGAATCTTCATTGTTGGAAGTTCTCGAGAAGACATCAAATCCCCGATACTTCTTGAGCAGTAAGGCTTGCGAAGGGATCCTTCGTAGAGCCAACCGTAGGGGCAAAGTACTACCGAAAGCGTTGCATGATGAATTGGTTTATCAAAGCCAGCAGAGCCAAGAGTAAAGATGATTACGAAACATGGAACGAAGGAGGGGTGGTGCCAACCTTGAACGCATTTGAAAACAACGGTGATATTCGTGCCACAGTTCTGATTGCAACCAATGAGACTGTCGGTACATTGCAAGCACGAGACTACAAAGGGGTGGGTAACCAGTATGTTGAGGAAGACAAACTCATTATCTTCCATCCTCATCGATCCGATGGGGTTCGTATCCAAGGTGACACTATCAATACACTAACTGGATACATGGGAACAGGAGGACTGAATACACCAATGGTTACTGCCATACAAAACACAGTCATTGGAAGATCAGAGAATGCTGGGCCAAATGGTAAGGGTCATAGTGATGAGGGTGAACCGATGTTCACCATCGATACCACTTCACCCCACGCCATAGTCATACGAGAACGAGAAGGCAAACCCGGTGGTGGCAAGGGTGCAATGTTCTCTGATAAAAGTTTCACCCTCAAGGGTGTCAATGACCAGACTATCTTCGAATCAACCATCCGAAGATTACTGCCATTGGAATGTGAAAGATTGCAGGGATTCCCCGATGAGTGGACAGAAGGACAGTCGGATTCCCAGCGATATAAACAGATGGGCAATGCAGTTACTGTGAATGTAGCCAAGTGGATTGGCGACAGAATCGTAGACTCATATGGCCGCTGATGTTGACCTACTCAAAGCTGTAATCAAACATTATGGTGGCGAAGTAAGAGATGGTTATTCGAGAGCAGTAAGGTGTTGCTTTCACGATGACTCACGGAGATCTGCCGTGATGTCTACTGATGGAGAAAAGGCTGGGTTGTATTTCTGCCACACCTGTGGCATAGGTGGAGATGCGTACTCACTATTGATGTGGAGAGAAGGGATAGATTTTCGTGTTGCTTTCGATAGAGCGTCTGACATTGCTAAACGATCTGGCATCGACTTATCACAAAAAGATAAGCGAAGAAACGGTGGACTACTTACAGGGGCGAGGGTTCGCCAAAGAGCTGGCAGAAACTCATCTGCTGGGAACCGTACCAGTCGATTGTGACCCGAGCCATGTCCAGTTCATCGGGTGGTTATCTATCCCATACAGAGTTGTCAATGGGGTGGCAGGATTCAAGTTCCGTAGGGTCGATGGATCTCCGGGGCCTAAGTACATGGCTCCAATGCATCAGCCAGCCCGACTCTTCAATGCAGTCGATCTACAGAAACCTTCAGATGTTGTTGCAATCTGCGAAGGAGAACTCGATGCAGTTATTGCCAGCCAACTGTTGCCTTCAGTTGGAGTACCGGGTGTCAAGGCTTGGAGACCACACTTCAACCGACTCTTCCAAGGATATAAACGAGTTCTTATCCTTGCAGATAATGACGAAGGAAAGAAGGATGGTAGCAATCCGGGTATGGAACTCGCCGAGAAAGTCTTACAAGAAGTTGAACACGCTGAACTGATACCATTACCTCAAGGTTCTGATGTCAACTCAGTAGTTATAGATGAAGGATTAGAAGGTCTGAGAAAGAGGTTAGGACTAGATGAGTAACAATGGAGACACAGGAAACAATCGAGAGTTTGATATACTTGTTAGAAAGAATTGGTCTCAAGGTGGTAAGAGTAGAGAACCTGTCTTCGGGCCTAGAGATAACAGTCCAAGTTCCCAAGATCCATACATGAATGACTTCGTTGCCGATGTCTGGGATATCATCGATGAACTCGGCAACCTACTGATAAGTAAGCAGAGGGATTATGGCCCCGGCAATATCAACAATGCCTATGGTGGCCCGATGAATGGGTTGCTTGTCCGTATGGGTGACAAGTTCGAACGACTCAAGAATCTATTTGCATTCAAACAATCACCAGAGCATGAGCCAATCGAAGATTCATTCAAAGATATGGCTAACTATGCAATCATCGCTTTGATGATTCAGCGTGGGAAGTGGCCTAAGAACAGACAATGAAGAAGCTCCTCTTTTTTTTCGTTCCGATTCTTGTAATTACATCGTTGTATTTCCTCGTTAGGTTCATCATCGATGCAATCATAGAGATGGATGGGGTCGGAGGTCTTGACCTCGATGAGTGATCGAGCCAAAGAACATCTCAATGACCTCATCAACATAGCCTCAACAACCATCTATCGAAGGTTCATTGGATATGTGGAGTACAAGGACTTAGTTCAAGAACTAAATGTCTATGTACTTCAGCGACCGAAACTTGAGGATGATCTCGATGAGGCTTACCAAGTATCTAAGGATGAGACCAAGTGGGTTGCTAGGAAAATCATGGCGAGGTTCCGCCGCCATATTGAAAAGTATTCTCGTAAAGAGAAAGCAGTTCGTGTTGGTTATTCGACAGGCGATGAGTTCTTCTATGACACAGTAACCATTGCATCTATCTTGCCGATTGCGTTGCAGTTTGAAACACAAGGAGCAACGCTGATCGACAAAGTAGATGATGGACAACCACGCAAATCACCAGCACCTAATGAGGGTGGCAATCTTCTTGCGATGGCTATAGATGTGAAGTCTGCTGTTGAACTTCTTGATAAAGATGAACAATACATAATCGAACTTAGATATGGAGCTTCCCCAATGACCTTATCTGATATAGCAAAAGAGTTGGGTCTATCTGACTCAACAGTTGATAGACGAATACAAAGAGTACTTCGAAAGATAATCGATACTCTTGGAGGCCCAACGCCATGGGCGTAAGAATCACCCTCGAAAGATATGAGGTAGTGATGGCGGTGAATACAGCAGTCGAAAGATATGTATCGACAATGAAGAATCAACAGATGCGTGGCTTACAAGATATGGATCCTTGGCAACGGATCCTTCTAGATGTTGATGGTTGCGGTGCAGAGATAGCGACAGCTAAGTATCTTGGTGTTTATTGGAGTGGTGCCTTTGGTCAAGGCGGTGTAGATATAGATCCCAACATAGATGTGAAGTACACCAAGCATGAGCAGGGCCGGTTACTTGTTAGGCCCGATGCAAAAGATGACATCAAGTTTGTTCTGGTTCGTGGTGGTATGCCGAACTATGAACTTATAGGTTGGATCATGGGGTCAGAAGCTAAGAATCCTGAGTGGTTAGACAAACCTGATTGGCGAAGACCTGAGATCTATTGCGTACCTGAAGAGAAGCTTCGAAAGTTTAGAGGTTACTATGGCTAGTTATGATTATGAATGCCCGGGTGATGGAGAGATCATCACTATTGAAAGACCTATGTCTGAACCTGAAGGTGATTACACTTGCCCCACTTGCGGTGCCAAGCTGAGGAGGGTCTTCTCTGCTAACACCACGATCTTCAAAGCTCAAGGGTTCTATTCCACAGATAACTTCCGGAAAAAAAGAACCCCCTCCGAAGAGGGGGCCTTCGCCTAGAGTGGAGGATCAAGTCCACTACTTAGAATCTATATGCCGCTGTAGGCATTGTCAAGTTACCTGCCGTATTCGGCTTTCAGAAACTTGCCACAATAAGGCCATGGCTTGGCTCCACGATCTGCGTAGATATGAAGAGCCACATGGAACTGTTCTTTCAAGGTAGCTTTCTTTGGCGGAGTGCCGCTGTCGCCACCATGGGCTATCCAAGTACGAGGATACTCGATTTGGAATGCCCCTTGGAACTGCTTACGAGTGCCGCTGACGGCATTGAGTCTTCCGTTTGACTCACACTTGGCTAAATCTTGCCAAGCTTGAGGCAGATCGGAAAGTTGAATGTCGAGAGGGATATGGATCTCTTCTCGAATGATGATCTCCCGGGTAGGTAGATCTTCAATAGCCGGGATCCTATCCGGAGCCAGCACTAGGCCGGCTCCGAATAAAACGATCCCGATAAGTAATCGGTGGATCATTCTAAGTATCTCCTCCTATAAATATCCCGAGGATCCAAGCGAGGATCGGGATCAATATAAGTATCGGGCTATCTTCGCCTAACCCTAGAGGTAGGGTAAAGAATGTTAGGAAGAAGAGCAAGCCTCCCCATGCATTCACGCCATCACCTCACTAATCCAGCCGCAGCTCTCGCATTCCGGGATCTTCGATCCATTAGGGATCGGCTCCGGATATTCGAGGCCGCATTCGCAGCGATAGACATATGGATAACAAGGCTTACATTCATAGTTGCCGCAGCCATAAGTCATGAGGCCACCTCATAGAGGAGCTTCGAGCCTATGGAATGGATAGCCTTACCCTTAGCTCGAAGAGCTACGATTACCCCTCGAGGATCAATGGCCCGGAAATCGTGGATATCGCCGTCTATTACCGGGAGATCATGCCACCTCTCCGGTGCCGGAGATCCCTTATCGATCGGTAATACGATCGCCACATTCCCTCCGGATCTCACTCGATCCGAGATCTCCTCGATCGAATGGCCGGCGGCGGAATAGGTGAGGCGATACCCGGGAATAGGCTCCGGCTCTCGATCCCACCTCTTCGAGTAATCGTAGATCGAGGCTCCCCCATTCCGGGCCCGATCGATTAGCCATGGAGCAGCGGTCTCCCAAGCTAGATCCGAGGCTACATTTAATCGGAGGCCCCAGCGATCCCATGCTCTCGAGTATCGATCGATATCGTGAGCTAAGAGTATCGAGGCAGCTTCCGGTGCATTCAAGAGGAGATCCACTCGGGCAGATCGAGCCTTGATCACACTCTCGAATGCTCCCCGGCCATGCGTGAGAACGCATAGATCCTTGCAATGTTTGAAGAATGCACAGGTAGTTGCCGGCCCATGCGAGGCCGGTGTTAGCGTGAGGCCAGCGATACCAGATACGCCCGGGATCTCGAGAGATAGCTTCTTATTACTATCGGATCGAATGAGATAACCCGGTACCGATAAATCGTAGGCCCGGAATATATCGGCCGCTATCCTCCTTGCATTAGCTACATCGAGAGCCGATATCGGCCCGGGATCCGGAAGAGGCGAGGCCTCTCGGATCTTGATTAGAGATCTCATTACTCGATCTCCTTGATCTTCTTAGCTACCTCTTCGATAGCCTCCTTGATATCGAGATAG